AATACAACGGCTCATGGGCAAACTTGTGTAGGTCAAGGTGCTGGAGGTGCAATAACAACAGGTCCAGATAACACTTGTATTGGATATGTTTCTGGAACTGGTATAACTACAGGTCAAAAAAATACATACATTGGAGTTTCTGCTGGTGATGTTACAACAACTGGTCAAAACAATACTTGTATAGGATTTGATGCTGACCCTGCTGGTAATGCTACATCTAACTCTGTCACACTTGGAAACGGTTCTATTGCTAGTTTAAGATGTAACCAAACATCAATTAGTGCATTGTCAGATGCAAGAGATAAAACAGATATTGTTGATATTCCTGTTGGATTAAAATTTTTAAACACTTTACGACCTGTCAAATTTAAGTGGCAAAGAAGAAAACCAGATGCAACTGATGGAAAAGTTCGTGCAGGTTTTATTGCACAAGAATTACAGGCAGCACAAGGTAATAATGATTTTCTTGACTTAATCATGGATGATAACCCAGATAAGTTAGAAGCAAAACAAGGTAATTTAATCCCTGTTTTAGTTAAAGCAATACAAGAGTTATCCGCAAAAGTAACAGCTCTAGAAGCTGCATAAACAATTTATTTATTTATTTATTTTTAAAAATGGAAGAAAGAACAGCCGAAGAAATCGCAGCAATTTTTAACGCTGCTGGTGATAGCGTAACGCTAATTAATGGTACAAAGCCAGAGTGGGAAACTGCTGACGAATGGAAAAATACTGTTAAACGTAACGTAGAACATCTTGAATGTATCAAGGGCTACAAAAAGCTTGATGAAACAACATCTATCTGGACAACTGAAAACTTTACAGCTATTGACAAAGCTATTGTTGATGGTAAGAAAATTTACTCTTAATTATTAAACACCCATGGAAAAATTACAAGAAAGATTACAGCAACTTGAGCTAAAACGTGCTCAACTTTCTAGAGAATTTGATATAGCAACTGGAGCAGCATTAGAAGTCCAGAATCAAATTCAAGAGTTAATCAAAGAAGAAGAGGAGCTAGAGGAAGAAGTTGCAACAAGTACCGCTTCCTGAAGTACCTGAAATAAAAACTATATCTATACCTCTGCCTACAGCAGACGTGCCTTATTACACACCTATGGTTGTTCCACCCAGCGACCTTAGAGATCAAGAAGATGAGCCTGTCAAAACTGTAGAAGAGACACCAGAACCACCTAAGCTGGAGATACCTGTTTTAGACATACAATTACCTCTGCCAACTGCTGAAGTAGTAGCAACTGCAACTTATGCAGCTGTGGCAGCAGTAGCAACAACCACCCTAGCTACACCATTCTTCGATCAAATAAAGAAGAAACTACAGAAATTTATTCAAGGCAAGATTGATAAATGGAAGCAAAAGAAAAACCAGAAAGGAAAAATATCATAACTAAACTCAAAGATGTAGCTGAGGATAAAGAACATCAAATAGAGATCTTAGGAACATTTGTAAGGCTAGGTGTCGTTGTATGGTCTGGTTTTATCATAACCATGAACTATATAGATATACCTATGGTAAAAAAGTCTGGTAATAGCGATATTACGTTCGTAGCCAGCGTTTTTACGGGTGCACTTGCAACATTTGGTTTAACTACTGGTAAAAACGGTAATAGTAAACCTCCTGTATGTCCTATGGCAAAGAAACCAGAAAACACACCAAAAGCATGAAAAAATGGTTAATACTCTTAGCTCTGTTGTCACCCGCAGTAGCGAGAGCAAATACTGTTACGCCCCAGTTTACAACAGGGTCGATGCAGTCAACAACGACAACAACTCAAACTATAACAGAAGAGATAGTACACGACGTCAAAGGTGCGGCAGTAGAAACTTACACCGGCACAAACATTACAGTTGGTGGAACTGGTGGTATAGGTTCAGACAGTGCAACCTACACACCAACAACCAATGCAACAAGTTGGGATCTATCAATAACAACAAGAGAAGCAGGGACTATAGAAACAATAACAATAGACAGAACTATAGAAACAGATTCTACTACAAACTCTTACTCTATCTTTGCACAATAGGTACACCTGTATTTGCTGAAGATACAAATGTCAGCAATCCTGTAGCTGCTGCTACTGGTAACGTAACTAACCAAGCTGTACAGTTTCAGAACAATGGTGCGTCATCACGTCAGATATATGGTCCAAACATACAATGTAATGGATCTACTATGACGTTTAGTCCATTTTATATGGGTAATCACAGCAAACCATTAGATGAGTTTATGCAACCTACTAGCTACACCCTAGCAGAGAACTGGGGATTCCAGATTAACTTTATGGTTCCTCTAGATAAATCAGGATATAAGCAGTGTAAAGAAATGGCAAAGAGATATGAAGAGAAAATGAAACTAGAGTTTGAAATAACACGAGCACATAAATGTGCAGATTTAATGAAAAAAGGCTTTATGTACAGACCTAACACACCTAACGCTAAGATGTGTCAGGATATAATACCTATAGTCAAAACAAAACCACCTAAAAAAGAAAAAAAATTTTTATTATTTTAACACCATGCCATCAACATTAGCATTACAAAGAGCAGCAAGAGAAGCAGAAGCTAAAGTAAAAGCTGCTAAGAAGAAAGCACCAGCTAAAAAAGAGGAGACTAAATAATGTTAGCACTTATTAAACCACTTGTACTTACAAGCTTAAAAAGCGACAAGTTTAAAAAGTTTGTAATCGAACTACTAGAAAAGCTAGTTGAGTCTACAGATAATGAGCTCGATGACAAAGCATTACAGATAGTCAAAAAAGGACTAGGCATAGAATAATGGATGAACTAAAGAAACTACCTAAAAAAGCCACTGAAGAGAGTTTTAACGAGCTACACTATCTTGTTACAGAAGACTTTCTACGTAGAATAAGAAGCGGAGAAGCGACTACACAAGATTTAAAAGCAGCTTGCGACTGGTTAAAAACCAACGACATTACAGGTGTAGCTTTTGATGGTAGTCCTTTAGATAAACTAAACAAACTTCTACCTACTGTTGACCCGTCACTCGTTAAGAGGAAAGTATATGGCAAGCAAAACTTCTAAGTATTACAAGAAGAATCCAAAAGCTGCCGCTAAAAGGCGTAAGCAGCAAAAGAAATACAACAAAACTAAGAAAGGGCTGGAGATTCGAGTTAATGCAAACAAACTTAATAGAAAACTTGGTACATATGGCAACCGTGACGGATTGGATGCCGCCCATTATAAGGGTAGCAAGACCCGTGGCAGAAAGCAGAAGCCATCTATTAACCGAAGAAGCAGACTTAAAATCAACAAATGACCCCATTACTACCTAACCCTGACCATTATTTACACAATTTAATAACCATGACAAGTTCAGAATCTAAAAGGCTCTGGAGAAGAGCTATCAAAGAGCACTTTAATTGTACATGTGTTTATTGCGGAGAATTTCATGAATTACACAACCTTACTATCGACCACGTACGCCCAAAATGCAAAGGGGGTAGAGATATTGCGTCGAATGTTGTACCCTCATGTCGACGATGTAATCAGGAAAAAGGTAGTAAAAACTGGAGAGACTGGATGAGGTCGACATTTGGTATTACAGATCGAGAACACACTATTTTATCACACATAAGATGAATGAAGAAGAAAAACTGAAAGAAGAAAAAGACCGTTATGAACGTCAAAACCAAGAAGCTTACGATGAAGTAACTAAAGGTAATGAGGAACTTCGTAGAAAACAAGAAAAAGAAAAGAAAAAAGGTCTTCTAGATGAAGGCAGTGGATTTCGTACAACTCTTGCTATCGGTACAGAGGTAGGTCTAAATTCAATACTTGACTTATTTTCTGCTGATCCTACTCAATTATCTCAAGTTTTAGGTGCACAAGGTATAAACTATCTTGCACAACGTATTAGAGGTGGTGAGTTTAGTCGTGGTGAAATGATTGCTTCTGGTCTGGCTAGTTTAATACCCGGCGGAGCCCAAGCTAAGTCGTTAGGTGGTGTTATAGGTAAAACTGCACTTAGAGGTGGTATATCTGGAGCTATTGAAACTGGTGCTGCTGATCTTATTGATACAGGAAAAATTGACCCAGAACGTGTAGCACAAGGAGGCGTAATTGGTACTACTTTTGGTGGACTATTCGGTACAGCCGTAGGTATGAATCCTACAAAAGTTGCTAATACTGTTGCAGGTATTAAAGCTAGAGTTCGAGGCGGAGATTTTGTACCTTTTGATTCTGGAATAGTCGAAGGTGTAGGAACAGTTGGAGCAGCTAAGAACCCTAAAGGTTTTCAACAACTTAGCTTTACTAAAAAAGGTGATTATGGTAAGCAACTGTTACGAAGCAATAAACCTGTTGCAAACATGTATAAAAGGGATGGAGTTGTTACTTTAGATCCAGATACTATAACACAATTAGACAAAATTATAGATGACTTAGAGGCTTTTCACGACAAAGGTTTAGCTGGTGAAATTCCAAAATGGAACTTAGACAGACCTACAAAACAGTATAGAGGTTTACGGAGAGCATCTTATACAAAACCAGACGGTAAGCCCGGTCAGTTATATGTAAACTGGTCTGCTAGTAATCAAACTTACGTTGCTAGAGACGTTGATAAACTTGTAAAAGCTACAGCAAAAAGAGCAACTTGGAATGTTCCTCAAAGTGGTAAAAAAGGACAGGTAAAAAGTGTATATACATCATCTAGAGAAGCTAATAAAGCGTTAAATGATAAACTACTTGAATTATTCGACAAAGATCCAGAACTAATGCAGAAAATTATTGGAGATACAAAACAGTTAGTATACGTAGAACATATACACCCCGGTAGATCACCCTATTGGAATAAAAATCGTACCTTTGGCCCCGGAGATCCAGAAAACTTACTTGTTATTGAAGATTCTATTTTTCCAAAAGTAAAAACTGCTATAGAAAAACAGCTATATGATTCTGGTAGATACAAAAATATCTATGCAGATATGGATGCAGCTGGTGATATACTACTAAAAGATGCTACTACTGATAAGTTAATAGGTAGAATACCCGGTATAACTAATCAAAGTCAGGTAAAAGCTGGCATATACAGAGCGTTGACTGGTAAACAACCTATGGACTTAGTAGATATTGACCCAACACTAAGACCTTACCTAGCAAAACTTCATGGATTTGATACAGAAGACTTTGGTAGGCTTAAAGATGTACAGGCTGGTATTCCAAGCAAAGCTCAAGATAAATTTGAAGAAATTAGCCGTCAACTTGAAAGCAAAGAAGTACAACTTGAAGCAAGTAAGACTGGTGTAGGTAAAAAGCTAAGCGTTATAAAAGAAGATACATTAGCAAAAGAAATAAAAGCTTTAAGGCGACAAATAGAACAGTTAAAATTATTTGATACTGGTGGTGAGGGAACTGGCTTACGTACACAAAAGCAAAAAATTAAAATTAAAAAACCTAAACGAGTAAAAAAATCAATAGGTAAAACAGAAGAGTCAGTACAGATTCCAATAGAATATCAAGGACCAAAATATAAGAAATGAATAGTCTAACTTTATTACGACAAGACTTTAAAATGTTTCTACAGGCACTCTGGCATGAGCTAGGGTTGCCTGCACCTACGAGGGCACAATATGCGATTGCTGATTACTTGCAGAATGGTCCCAAGCGACTACAGATACAGGCGTTTCGGGGAGTTGGTAAGAGCTGGATTACTGGTGCTTTTGTTTTATGGACTCTATTTAATGACTCGGAAAGAAAAATAATGATTATCTCTGCCTCTAAGGAGAGGGCAGATAACATGTCGATCTTCTTACAAAAACTTATCATTGAGACACCATGGCTAAACTTTCTAAGACCCAAATCGGACGATTCTCGTTGGAGTCGCATCAGTTTCGACGTAGCTTGTTCGCCACACCAAGCCCCAAGCGTAAAGTCGGTAGGAATCACTGGGCAGCTCACAGGAAGCCGAGCCGATCTCATGATTTTAGACGATGTAGAGGTTCCGGGCAACAGTATGACGGAGTTTATGCGTGAAAAGTTACTTCAACTCTGTACAGAAGCCGAAGCAATCCTTACGCCGAAAGACGATAGCCGTATTATGTATCTCGGGACTCCTCAGACTACTTTTACTATTTATCGTAAGCTGGCAGAGCGGAATTATAGACCGTTTGTCTGGCCGGCAAGATATCCAAGAGGTAAAAGTATTACCCAGTACGAAGGGCTTTTAGCACCAGAAGTACAGGCAGATATAGATAATGGAGTCGATGAATGGACTCCTACAGATGATCGGTTTACAGACGAAGATTTACTGCAACGTGAAGCTTCTATGGGTCGATCTAACTACATGTTACAGTTTCAATTAGACACAAGCCTATCAGATGCAGAAAAATTCCCACTTAAGATGGCTGATCTCATTGTTACTAGCGTTAACCCTGATACTGCACCCCAGAACGTCATATGGTGCTCAGATCCAGCCAATGTTATCAAAGATGCCCCAACAGTCGGACTACCGGGAGACTATTTCTATTCACCTATGCAACTGCAAGGAGATTGGAGTGAATATAACGAAACCATTTGTAGCGTTGATCCATCCGGTAGGGGTACAGACGAAACAGCGGCTTGTTATCTATCCCAAAAGAACGGAATCATCTACGTGCATGAAATGCGAGCGTAC